ACAGAAGAGTTGAAGAAGGAATCTGATAGCGATACTAAAAAAGAAGAGGTTATTGAATCTAAACCTGCAGAGGAAGAAGCAAAACCGGAAGTTAAAGAAGAACCAGAGGCTGAAGAACCTGTTAAAGATGAAGAAAAGCCTGTTGAAAAAGCAGAAGAACCAGTAAAGGAAGAACCTGTTGAACCAGTAGAAGAAAAGGAATTTGTTGAAAAGAAAGAACTAGACGACATATCCGAAGATTTAAAATCATTAAAAAAAGAACATAAAGAGGAAATAAGCAAGTATGAAGTAGAAACTGCTAAATTGTCTGATTCAATTAAGATAATAGAACAGAAAGATAAACTTATTGCTACATATCAAGAAAAAGTAAAGATTGCAGAGAAAATGATTGCTAAATATGAGAATGAGAAATTACAGGCAGTCCAAGCAAAAAGTCAAGCAAAGTTTGAAACAATATTTGAAAAGTATTGTAGATTCCATAAAATTCCCAAATCTGAAATGCAGGTTACGAAAAAAGAACTTAGTACACTTAGTGAATCGGTATTAGAAACTATAGACCGTGATGTTAGTCGTGCTATGGAAACTTTCGTGTCCGAATCTGAGGTAATACAAAACAGTGAAGAGCTAACAGCTATAAGTGTAGAAGCGGTTACTGAAGAAGAAGAAACAACACCTGAAAAGAAGATTGACGCCTTATTCGATAAAATGAGACAAATCAATGGATAAAAATTATCAAAAACGGAGGAGAAAATAAAATGAGAGAAGTTGGAAAATTTATTACAACAACAAAAAGAGCAGATGTAGACGCAGGAGGTTCTACTGCAGACAGTATTTATGCTGACGCAGTTTTGGCTAACATGCCTACATTAGTAGTTAAAGAAAACAACCTTTTACTAACAAAGGACGTACCCGGACAAGTAGACAGTGCTATATTCCCTATTTTTACAAATTTGGATTTAACATGGACTAATATTTCAGGAACTGGAAGCGACTTAGGTAGTGAAAACACATCAACATCAGGCGGAGCAGGTACATTCCAAAAGATAACACCTGTTCAATCCACAGCTAACATTTTTGTTACTGATATGGTCGATTTGACTGTAAACAAAGCAGATTTTGAGTTATACTCTAAAATCGGTGGAACATCAGTTCAGAAAAAAATAGACCAAGATGCTATCGAAGATGGTATCATGGCAGCTGAAACAGCAACTGGAAGTAATGTATACGCTTGTGGTGGTTTTAGTGCAGAAGGAAGTATTGACGCAGGTAGTACATTAACTCCCGCAGACCTTTCAGATGCAAGAAGGCTATTAAGCACAGGAAGTAACATTTACCCACCTAATGTAATCTTAATGCACCCTAACCAATATAATCAGTTAGTAATGCACCAAGATTTCAGTCCAAACGCTAACACTGCAGCAAGCAGAAAAGCTAAATTCGACGCAAATGGAAATTTGTCCGGATATGATGGAATGGATGTTGTTGTTACTGAATTAGTTAACGCAGGAAGTTCAGACCCTTTCGACGTAGCTGGTCACCCAGTAGCAGTGTTTACTAAAGGAATGTCAGGTGCTTTAGCAACTAAAAACGCAGGTTTTAACGTTGTTTCACAAGACGACAGATTGAGACATGGAAAATATAAAATCTTTGACGTAATGTTCAAAGCTGGATTATTAATCCCCGCATCAATTGTTATCTTAAGAGCAGCTGATTGAGTAAACTAACGGGGCTAACGCCCTTATTTTTTATTTTTTTTTAAATATAAATTAATGCTCTGAAAAAGCAAAAGAAAAAGTATCGGAGGATATACAAAATGACTGTAAAAACAAACAAATTAATTATAACAAATAGTGTCGCAACTGAATCGGATGTAGAAGTCTTATCTAGTGGTGCTGGTAATCTTGATATCAATAAAGTATTAAAATTATCTGCTGCTACTGCATACGCTGCTAACGGAAGTCAAGCAATGAAAATCGTTGAAGGAAGTGCTTTAGGACCTAATGCTGCTACTGGAACTGATGTCAATAAATGGCTTACGCTACAAGACGCAAACGGTTCAACACTTTATGTACCTGTATGGGTTTAAGAACAAAAATTTATGAAGGGATTTATTTCCCTTTTATTATTTTCATAATTAATGGAGGAAATTAAAGATGGTAAGAGTAAAAATTCGTGATGATTGGTGTGAAGAAAGAAGTCTTATTTATGCTGAACTAAATGGTAAAAGAACAACTTTTGAGTTAAATAGGGGTATTGATGCGTGGAGTAATATTCCTGATGAAGTAGCTGCTGGTATTGACTTAAGTAAGTTCGAACTTCAAACTGCTATTAAGAAAGCTCCTGAAAAAGAAGCTAAGGTAGAAGAAGTAATTGAGAAACCTAAGAAAGTTTCAAAAGAAAAACCAAAAGTTAAAAAGTCTGTACTTGATAGAATTAAAGAAGTAACTGAAGACTTATTAGATGATGGTAAACTAAATCATTCAAATAACAAAAACAAAAAAAGTCCCGGAAGACGGAAGAAGAAGTAATCCTTAATTGGAGAAAATAAATGGTTACAGGAGAATTTACAAATTTAGAAAAGGTTAAGACAGTCGCAAGAATAACTAATGAGGTTCCAGATGACGAACTTCAAGAGTTTATTGACTATACTAATCAAGACATCCTTAGAGAACACGGTTATCCTGTTGCACGTTCTTATACTACTATAGATACTGATAGAGGTAGTTACTTTGTAAATACCAATAGGGAAGCTGTTTATAAGATTGACAGAGTATATATTGATGGAAGTATGCTTGACTCGTCTAGTTGGACTGGTAATGCTACTGATGCTAGTGTTGCTCTTGGTTCTGATATCGCTTCTGATTATAATGGAAAGGTAATAACTATTGATTACATTCCGCACATCTATCACAATCTTGCTACTTTTAAGGCAGCAAAAGACGTTGTAGAAAGCCAATACTTGGTTAGTACTGAAGGAGGACAGTTTCCTCGTACTGCTTGGTTAACTACTCGTATTGAAGGTATAATGGATAGAATTCCGGCAGTTATGTATCGTTCATCTGAATATGCTAGTTGGAATCCTAATACTGGTGATTATGTTGACCAAACTGGTCTTGGTGAAGACCTTTAAACAAACATGAGTGATTCTAGATTGGATGAAATAAGAAAAAAAGCTTTAGAACAACTTCTTTTAGATAATAAATTTGTAGATGTTGTTGGTAACTTACCTTCGGAACAAGTACCTAGAGAGTTAGAATTTGGCAGAGATTATTTAACAAGAGATTGTTATGTTATTACTGTTTTCGATGGAAAAGCCACACTTTATATTCCTAATGAAGATTTTGGAAAGAAGTATTAATTAAAAAGAAAGATTTATAAGTTAATTTCTCAACTAAACTATTAACATGAGCCCTAGTGTTCTTACGAGAATACTAGATGAATTGTGCACAACGGGATGTTGTGTTTTAAAAGACCTAGGAGGGCACTACAGAAAATGACTGACATAAATACTACTCTTAATATTGTTCGGAACGTTATAGATACTAATGTTGTTGACGTTTGGGAAATAGCTAGTAATCGAAGTCGTAGTGCTGACCAAAGAATATTCTTTAATGATTTAAGATTTAGTGGTGGAATCTTTCCCAAAATATTTATTGAGACTGATGGCATTAATAATGAAAAGCTTAATTGGGGCGGACGCAAAGACCTTCACATAAATCGTGAAACTGTTACTGCTAATATTTATTATGTTAATACAGCTCGTGTAAAATATGTTAGTTGCGGTGATACTTATGAGAATGGTGGAGCTAACACTAGCAAAGACCTTAACTGGTATATGAGAGAACAAATAAGAGATGAACTAGTAAAAAATGCTTCTATTTTAGTTGGTATTAATAATTTAAGATTTGGAGAGATGAACAGTACTCAACAAGTTAATGACACTTATGTAGGTGTTTTACCTATCACATTCAATTGGATTAGAAAAATAGGAGGAGATTGAAAATGTTAATAGCAAGAAATATTTGTAAAATGAAAATTATTGTTGGAGGAAAAGATATTTTTCCAGGAAAGACAGTTAAAGTAGAAAGTTTAGATTGTATTGAGAGCAAAGTACTTAATGGTTTCTTAGAAATCATTGAAGAAAAAGAAGCTCCTATTAAAAAGAAGGTTGTTAAAGAACAACCAATCCCTGAAGCGGAAGTCATGGAGACTAAAAAAGAAATTAAAGAGGAGGAATAAATAAAATGGCAAATACAGAAGTTTGGTATCCTGAAAATGCTCGGGTATACGTTTACAACCATGTTGAAAAAGAAACTGCAGGTAGTGTTGTTGATAGCGCTAATTTAGATTTTACATTAGAACAAGCACCAGCACCAATATTAGGTAGTTATTTTGACGCAAGTGGAAGCGCACAATCACAGTACGTTGACGCAAATGGAAGTTCGGCTAGAAGAGATTTTCTTGTATTCAAGAATAAAGACGGTGCAGAAACCGAATGGAACACAGCTAGCGATGGTAGTGTTATCATTAAAGTAGGTGACGCAGGTGGAAGTGTTATAGCTTTCGAAACAGCACCAACAACAACACAAGCAGATAGTATAAGTGTTACTTATGCTCATACGAAAAATGAGAAAAGTGATGAAGTATTATCAGTTAGTGAAAGTGGCGGTGAAAGACCTGTTGAATTTATACAAGTGTATAATGGAAAACAAATTAAAGTTAATAGAACCCAACAAAGTTTTAGTGTTGATATTGAAACTCTAAAAAGTAATTTATCATTTGCTGAGATGGTTAATGGTGCACAAGTAACGGAAGGAATTTCAGGAAGCGGTAGTGTTTATACTGTGACTGGAGCAAGCAACCGTGCAAGTAGAACTTTAGTTGTTGATGGTGATGACCCTGACTCTGGAAACAGAATGATTTTACTTTACTGGAACGTATCTGGAACAAGTAAAAACTTAGATGGGCCTGCTGCAGAAAATTATACAGAAACTACGACTTTTATGAGTAAAGCCGAAGATAAATCTGAAATTTACTGGCAGTTGTAATTGTAAAACTGAAAGTAAAACAGACTCCTCCTCTTTAAAGGGGAGTTGTTTGTTTACTTTAAACAACCATAACAAAACCGAAAACCTTTTAAATATCTTTTATTTTATTTCTATTTATGACAACTAAAAATGGAAAAACTGTTGCATGTAGTAATTGTTATTGAATAAAAATTGATTAATTTAGTAAAGTTTATAAATTAATTTCTCAACTTACTCATTGTGCCCTACAAAGAAGATGGGAAAGATATCCCAAAATATGTGAAAGAGAAGCTCGAAGGAAAAGATAATAGTGAAAAGCTTTCAAGGCAATGGGCTAAAGTTTATAATGGTACTTTTAAACGTACAGGAAGTGACGGAAATGCTTCCAAAACTGCTACAGATGTTGTAGCGCATAGGATGAATGCTGATTTATTTAAGAAGATGACTGATTATAGTAATTAACTGTAAGGAGTGGTAAGTAAAATGGATGATGAAAGAATAGGTTTTGAAGAAAGAAAAACAGTTGATATGAAGATATATCAAGTTCCTGCAGATACTGCTAGATGGTTTAAAATTTGGTGTGATAGGCAAGGATTAAGATTTAATCAAGGGATGGTTCTAATTAGACAAGTTATTAATGATTATGAAAGATTCAAGAAAATAGAATTGGTTATAGAAGAGAATAGGGCACTTATTAGCGAACTTTATGAAAACAAGACACCCAGTGCCAATAAAGATAAAGATGTTAAAACAGAGCAAGTTAAGGCTCGTGTTCGCCCTGCTACGTTTGGAGGTAAGAAGGAATGAATAAAGCCAGTGTGACTATAGATACAAATGATGTTACGGAGGGAATTAAAAAAGCCATAACTGCAATAAATTCTGGAATTTTGAAAGGAATGATAGATATACGTGATGAAACTTATGATTATGCAAAAAAAAGATTAGATTTATTTAAACATACTACAAAAAAAGAAAGTTATAAAGGATTAGTTAAACCCCCTGTAGTTAAAACTAAAAAAGGTGTAGTAGTTTATGTAAATCAAAAGAGTATTTCGGGAAGTATTTTGGAGTATAAAATTGATACGGCAGGTAAAGGAGGAATAATTAGTTTAAATAGTAGTTTACAACCTAGGTCGCATCCTTGGTTAAGAGAAAATAATATGATTGGAACAAGAATAAAAAAAGATAGTCAGATTGCTATTACAGGTCCTAAAAAAAATGTTATGCCTATGCAAGATGCATTCGATAAAATAACAATGATTAAAGGACCAACAATTGTTGCAAATGGAATAAGAAAAGAATTAATAAGAAAATTATAAGGAGGAAAAAAGAAAAATGGTATTATTAAAAATAGAAGAAATAGAATTTCCAAACAAAGACGGTAAGGTATTACCCCAAAAAAAAACAATTAAAATAGACAACGAAGATAAAGAGGTAGAGGTATTGCCATTTATTGAACAAGAATTTGATGAAGTTATGAAAAAGATAAATTCAAAAGATGAAAAAGAAGGAACATTATTCGTAAATAAAACAATTATTGAAAAAATAGTAAATCCCAAAATTACTGAAGAAAATATTAAGTTTGTTAAACCTTTAGCTAAAGCAGAATTATTAAAGGCAGTACTTATTGCGACTGGAATTAATAAAGAACAGATTGATGAAACAAAAATAACTAAAAATGTTAAAAAAGAATAAAGTTTTAGATGAATGGAATAGAGAAAGAACTCTGTTTAAAAGAGGGATGGACGGGAAATTACTCCCAAAGGAAGTTCCTATTTTAGGCGAGTTTGACAAATCAATAGTTATGATTCCAAAAACTATCGGAGAGTGTGATGAAATAGGTCTAGAATTATTATTTGAGAATATAAATTCAAAACAACTAAAAGCATTATTTTTTAATGATTGTTTGGTTCTTCCAAAGATTTACTCTTTTTCGACGATAAAACCAGATTATATTAAAAAGATTTATTATACTTTATTATTTGAAAGTGGATATGAAATTGACCCAAACAAAATTAAAAATAAATTAAAAATAGCTAAAAGAAAAGGAACAAAATCCAGTACTAAACTAAAAGTTTATAAATTAATAAAGGCAGATTATGATTTAGCAAAGTATGATTTTTTATTGCATGAGGCAGGTTACACCATGTTCGATATACCTAAACTAACTAGACAAGAAGCAAATTTAATACTTAAAAGTTCAAACGAAATTACAAAACGAAGAAGTAGCGGTAATAAGGGGAAAAATATTAAAAGATGACTACGATAGGAACATTAAAAATAGAAATAAAATTAGAAGGTTCTAAAGAAGCCATTAGTGGATTAAACGACGTTAATGCTGCTGCCAACAAAGTAGGAGGTAGTAGTGGCGGAGTATCTAACTCTTTGGTTGCTTTTAACAAGTTAAGGTGGGCAATGATGGGCGTAAACATGGTCCTTGACAAAGTAAAAGATTCTTTTGTATTTTTTGCTAACATTGCAAAAGCCCAGTTTAGTTTTTTAAAAGGTTCTATAGAACAATTGATTATTAATCCTATGAAGATTGCCTTAACAACTGCATTAAGTCTTGGAGCTGCCCTGAGTGCTGCTGCGATTTCTTTTGGTTCTGCGGCAGTACAAGAATTTGGAAATTTTGAAGCAACAATGATTGATGTTAGAAAAACTACTAATATGACTGCTGAAGAAATAGATGTTCTTGGAGAAAAATTAAGTTTAATGAGTTTGGAAAGTCAAACTAGTGCAATAGATTTAGGAAAAATTGCTGCTGCTGCAGGACAGTTAGGGATACGAGGTACAGAAAATATACTTGGTTTTACTAAAGCAATTGATATGATTAGTATTGCTACTAATGTTAGTGCCGCAGATGCTGCAAACAATTTTGGTCGTATGGCTGAGATGATGGGGTTAGAAAAAACAGAAGCAACATTTATGAGTATGGGTGATGTAATAAACGAATTATCCAATACTACTGCTGCTAGTGCATCAGACATAGTTCAAGCCCTTTCAAATATAGGTAATACTGGTAGAGTATTAGGAGTAGATTTTAAAACTCAGGCAGCTTTAGTTTCTGCAGCGATTAGTACAGGTTTCTTGCCCCCAAAAAAAGCAGGAGTTAGTCTTAGAAGATTTTTTGAACAAGTAGTTGCTAAAACTGAAGATGTTGGAAAAATTATGGGGATTACTGGTGAAGCAGTTAAAAAGAATATTTCAGAAGACGCAGTTGGTTTTATGAAAAAATTTCTGGAATCTGTTCGTGCAAGTGGAAACCAGGCCGAAATTTTGGCAACAATGATGGACATTACTGGTGCTCGTGCAGGTCAAGCAGCTAACGCATTTTTAATGAATTGGGATAAAGTTGAAGAAACTCTTGAAACTTCTAACAAACAATGGGAAGAAGGAGGAAGTTTAGTTAAAGAGTTTGAATTCCAAATGGAGGGTTTAAAAGCTCAAATTGCTGTAGCTATTAATTATTGGAATAGACTTAAAGAAAAAATTGGTGAAGTTATTGCTCCACACATTAAAGACAGTTTAAAAGAGTTTAAAATTATTTTTGAAAATATGATTAAACCACTTAGTGATGTTGCTGGTTTTTTAAGTAAAGAATTATTTGATTCACTAAATTCAGTTTTAAAACTTATTAGTGGTGCAGTTAGAAGTGATGGCATTACTTCATTTATTAAAGATTTTAAAAATGGGTTTGTTCTTGTTAAAAATAGTATTATGAGTTTTGGGGGAGCTGTGTTTTCAGTTTTTAATACTGTTTTACCTTCTGCTATAACTATTGCAAAAACATATTTAAATGGATTATTTGCTTTTTTTGAAGGAATTAATATGAGCAGTTCTATTTATTTTTTAGCTAATGCTTTTAAAAAATTATCTGATGCATTATCTAGTGAAGCTTTTGGTGCAGTTAAAGGAGTATTTAGTTCTCTTGGAGAAATTATAGGGATGGCTGCTTTTAAAGTTAATGAGTTTTTTACTGCTTTAACAGATGGGGGCAGCGGGGCTAGTGCTTTAACAAAAATACTTAAAAATGTTTCAAGTTATTTTACTTCTATAAAGGATGGATTGGGTGATATTAATATGGAAGGGGTTGTGAATGTGCTTGTGCAGATTTCTGGGATTATGAAACGTTTAGCTCAAAGAGCAAATGTTTGGATTGGTCTTTTACTTAATTTTTTTTCAAATTCAGACGTTTTAAATAGTTTGGAAAGTTTTGGTAATCTTTTAATTGATATTTCTGGTGCCATCGCATTGATAGGCAGTGGTTTGATTACACTTATAGGTTATATTTATAAGGTTTCGACAGCAGTAATATTAGATTTGTTAGAACCATTTATTACAATATATGATATAGTTAAAAATATTATTGGCTTATTATCTGGCGATATAAGTTTTGGCGATGCATTCAAAAATATGGGTGCAAGTATTTTAGAGGGACTTATTCCGGATAAATCTATTAGAACCATGTTTGGTAGTAATGAAAAGGATACAAAGGGTGAAAATCTCGAATCTTCTGAAACTCAGATTAGTGCGGCGGATATCCAAAAGAAAAGTGTTGAGCAATTTGATTTAATTACTAAATTGTTTGGTAAAAATAGTCTCTTTGCTTCTGATAAGATGGCTTCTGCTTCAGAGGTGGCAATTACTGCTGCTAATGAACAAATGAATGCTGCACAAATTGTTAATTATGCTGCAGAAAAAATGTTAGAGGCAGCGAATAAGGATGCGGCGGGGTCAGATAGTTCTTCAGATTCAGAAACAAGTAGCGGGAGTAATAAACCAAAAAACTGGGATGATTTAGCTCCTGAATGGCAAGATAAATATAATGGGATAGGTCTAGATGAAGGAAATATGAGAATTGGTGATACAGATATAACGGAACATGTAAGAAATGGAGGAATTGTTAGTAAAAGAGATAAATTTATTCGTGAAGCTTATGAAAAGAAAGATGTAAGAAATACAGGAGCAATGCAAGCAGGAAGAGATATGTTAACTGTTAAACCTACAACTCAAGAAAAAGGAGATGCTATGATGAATCAAATAACTGCTACAAATTTTGTTGCAACAATTTCTTCATCGGATACAAGACAATGACATATACAACAATACAATTCGGAGAATACCCGTCAGGAAGTAGAATTACTTTTGAAGCTACTAACATTAGTGCTAACCAAGTGAGTGGAACATTAAAACAAGTAGTTGGAAAAAAACTAATTCAAAGACAAATAGTTGCAAGAGACCTTTGGGATTGGAATGTTGGCATAGAAGGAATTTATACTGGAAGTACTGAACAACTTGAAGATTTTAAAGATGCAATTAATCAATTGTGGGGAACAAAACAATATTATAATGATGGTGTTGGAAGTCATACTGGTAGTTATTTAATTACTAACAATGGATTTACTGTTGACGAAAATCCAGAAAATTATAATAATGAAGTAATTTTATTTAGTTTGGACTTAGTACAATATCAACAAGTTTAGGGGTTTAAAGATGATTATTGAAAAGATAAAAAATATTTTATTAACTTTGGCAAGGGTATTTGAAGATTTAATACCAAAAGAAGCTAAGTTTTTAGATTTGAAAAAGTTCAATGAAATAATATTAGAAAATCAAGAACAGTCTTTAAAAATCGTCGCTCTTAATGAACAACTTATAAAAATACAATTAGAAAATAATGAGCTTATAAAAGGTTTAGAAGTTATTAACGAAGAACAAGAAGATAATCAAGAAGAAAAATATTTTAATAATAAATGGGAAAAAGGGGACATAATTTATAAAGCAAAAGGGAGGTATTCTAGAGATGTAAGAACTTATCTATTTGACAAATCTACGATTTTAAAAAACATTGTTGATTCAAATAAATTAATTGGAGATTCCGATGACGAAACAGTATATAATTGTGAACAATTTGTTAATAGTAGACTTAAATATGTTACTGACAAAATACAATATGGGGAGTTAGAGTATTGGCAAAATCCTGAAGAAACAATTCAAAGAGGAGTTGGAGATTGTGAGGACTATTCTATATTAATAAAATCTCTTTGCTTAGTTGCGGGTGTACCCGATTACAAAATGAAAGTTTGCGCAGGAAACACTAGTTCAGGAGGTCATGCATATTGCATTTATTTAAGAGAATGCGATAATGAATGGGTTACAGTTGAGGGTTCATTTTATCCAACTAAAAAAAAGATTGATTTAAGAATACTTCATAAACAAAATGAAAGATATGGGAGCATTTGGTTTACTTTTAATAAAGAGTTTAGTTTTATACAAAATAGTGTTGAAATAACTGGAAGATTTAAAGATGTAGAGGGTGATATTTTATGAAGTATAAACGACTCTACTTGTCAAGTTTAAGTACCCTAATCGGACTGTTTGCAATATTATTAATGATAGGTTTACAGATTACAAGTCCAGATGGTGACTTCGTTTGTACTGGAGATTATAGAACTCAAAGTGAGTGTTCTGATTTAGATTTAGTGTTTGGGAGAGAGTGCGGTCCGTGTACTAGTAAAATTAACATTTATAATCCTACCCCTAAAAATATATTTATTTACAACAAAAACGAATTCGATATAGATTTTAGTCCAGAAATAAGTGATAGTGCATTTTATGTTAAAGATGGTAGATGCAGCGGAAAACTAACTGGAAGCAGTTGTAGTTGTTATTTGAATGACGGAACTGAGTACGCAATTAAAGGGTGGAGATGCATAGATTTCACTAACCGAACAAAACCACGACAAGATAGAATCTATGTATTCAGGTGGAGTTCTTACACATTAAAAAATCATTTACTGGTAGGTTTTAAAGAAAATCCTGTAGACGAAATCAAATGGACAATATCAACAAAAGAAGCTACCTTGGATCCAACCTGGAAAGGAACCAACAAAAAAGAAAAGTTTGACATAACTCGGCTAACAGATTGTATTAATGAAATCATCACAACCGAAAAAACAATTCCAAATTATGTAGAAGAAACATATGAAGAAGAACTTTGTAAAACGGTAAGTAGTCCTAAATGCAACACGATTTTTAATAAAAGCATAGGAAAAGATGTTGAAGTTTGTAGTTTAGTTTATAAAAGAGAATGCGAAATTGTAACCAAAACAAAACAAGTTCAGAAAGGGTACAAAACCATAACAGAAACCAAAACAATTTGCGATCAGAAAGGAATTGTATACTATGACGGCACAGATTTGCTTAATGATAAAGATTTCTTTTGTAAGATTAATTATGATGAAGAAGTTGTAGAATGCGACAGCAAACTAGATGGCAACGGTGATGGAACTTGTCAAAGAACTGGCGGAGAAAGTTGTTATATCTATTCATTTAAAAGTAACGGAGAATATTATTTAAGAAAAAGTAATAGCGAAGTGTACAAAAAACCAACAAATAGTGAAGAAACTAATAGTTTTAAAGAAGCAAAAAAGATAAAATGAACAAGAAAATATTAATCTGGATGCTAGTAATGATTTTGGGCAGTAGTTTTGCTATGGCGACAGACTGGGATATTAATTCTTATTATACATTTGATACAGATGGAACAGACGAATCTGGTACAAATGATTTAACAATTGGTGCAGGAGCAACAATATGTTCCAGTTCTAAAGTTGGAGATGGTGCTTTATGTTTAAGTGCGAGTTCGACAGATTATGCGCAAGATACAAGTTATAGTGGTTTAGCAGATGTTAGAACTTTCTCTTACTGGGTTAATCAAACCACCACAACTTGTGGCGGTAATGGTGACGATATGCAGTGGTCGGTTGATGGGACAGGGTATGCGAGGAATATAGATACTACTCACACGATTTCGACCAGTTGGTCAATGAGTGAACCTGCTATTTCTACTAATGTTTGGAGAATGATTACGGTAGTTTTTGGAGGCGGAAGTGGTTCGGAGTTGTGGGTAGATAATGCTTTAGTATCTAATGATACAGAAACTACAGACTTTTCAAATTTTAACAGAATTACCATAGGGAACTGGTATGTTTCTAATGCAGCTTACGCAATTTGTGGGCAGATTGATAACTTTATTTTATCCAATACTAGATGGACCGAAGCAATGATTACTGAAGCTTATAATAGTGGTGCAGGGATGATTTATGAACCGCCTGCTCCGATAGTTTATGTTGATTTAATATCGCCAGCAAACAATAGTGTGAACAGTTCAGACAATGTTGAGTTCAAATTTAATCATACAATTATTGGAGATGTGAATTGTTCATTGTACACAAATGAAACAGGCAGCTGGGTAATAGAAGAAACAGAAATAAATGCTACAGCAAACAACACTAACACAATCAATCATACATTACCAGGAGAAGGATCATATATTTGGAACATTGAATGTAACGATGAATGGGCAGAAAACAACTGGACAATAAATTATACAATTCCAAAGTCGGTGATCAATATTACAGATTACAACTTGACCAGTCCGAACAGTATTTATAATAACAATTGGAATACAGATCCAAGAACCAATGCAAGCACACTAGACACAACTCCGACCATTACATTTAATACAGATTTAAACACTAATTGTCGTATGGGAATAACAGACATAAATTATACGAGTATGGGTATTTCAAGACAATGCAGTGGCGGTGAAAATACTAAAAATCATACTTGCACACTTATAGCAGGAGATACATTCGGTATAGGTAGTCAAAATTTATATGCATCTTGTGGGAATTATACTACAGAATTAACTACTAGCGATAGCGGAGCATTACCAATTTTAATAAAAAGTATTCCGACTCAACCAAATTTAACATTTCCAGTTAACAATACTAATTTAGTTTATAATGATTCAAACTTATGGACTTGGCTAAATTGGACTAATTCAACTGATGAAGATAATGATTCAATTTCTTATTTTGTTTTTGTAGATGACGAACTTGTATCTGGAAATGTATGTAAACAAAATGCAGCAAATAAATCTGAAACGTGTGGTGCTTCCGGTGACGGAAGTTACTCAATATCCTCTCTGATTGAAAATTCAGAAAATATGTTTGATAATAATTATAGTTCATACGCACATTTTATTGGGGATTATGCTTCTTATTTAGTACAAATATATTATGATATGCCTGACAATTATCTTAATGGAAGTATTATTGAAATAACCTCTAACAATGAATCAAAACAAAGTACTAATTATACAATCCCTGCAGATTGTTTAGATACCGAAACATTCAAATTAACACCTTATTTCCAAACTTTTGGCGATACTGAATTGTTAAATATTACTTGTGATGCGGGGGTAGGAGATTATAGAAACATCTTTGTAGATTTAACAAATGGGTCAATATCTGTTTACGAAATTGTGATATATTGGAAATTAAACAATACCAATACATATTATAAGTACTCATTTTCAAAACCGGATGTATCTGGGCAAACATATAATTGGACAGTTTTTGCTAATGATGGGAGTTATAATAGTACAAACCAATACTTTTATTTTACTTTAGTTCCTGAAACGCATTTATATCTTGACGGAATTGAATCTAATAGAACTTACGAATACGGAAGCACTGCAGAACTAAAAGTTAACACTACTGGAACTGGTGAAGTTTGTTTAAGTATTTATGATATTAATCACGGAATAGATTATATTTGTGCAAACGATACTGTTTCTTACAATTATTCAATAGAAAATTATACTGCTATAGATTACTATAATGCTGGTGACAAAGTAAGTTTATATTTTAGAACAAATGAAAGTGATAACATTGATATGTCTTTACCAGTATTTCTAGACGTTTATAGTGCTACGATAGATTTGAGAGGAAATAATAGTCCAAGGTATGCAACATATTTCGACGATTGGAACAAGACTCAAACAACCGAAACATATTCTTTTTCAAGTAATGTGACTCAAACGTTCAATATGACGTTCAGAGATAGTAACGTACTACAAAGTGCTAAATTCACAATTAATAGCACAGCAGGCGCTTATGGCCTTATTATTGACGCTTGTAATGATGGCACTATTGATGTTAACAAATCACAATTCTTTTTAACAGAAACAGAAATAAATTTTGATGATATTAGTACAATTAATACTTGTATCAATACTAGTAAAGAATTCAACACAGTTCCTTTTAATATTACTTTCGAAATCGGTGAACCAGTTACAATTAGTAACCTTTTGTTCAAACGTAGTGATGTTTACAAACCAGAAAATGTTTACATTGATGCAGGTAACGATAGTTTAATAGACACTGCTCTTCCTGGAGAAATCGACGGTCTTGTTGGAACAGTTAACACTTTTAATGACGGAGATAGTAGTAAAACTATGACTTCGGTAAGTGACGCAGGTAACACTACTTTATACAACTTTTATGTTCCTGCAGAAAACGAAATAACAGGGTTTACTATTGAAGTAACAGCAAGCAGTACAAATGGAACATTTACTGAAAGTTTTACAAATTTAAATTATATTAATTCTAGTACGACTACTGGAACAATTAACACTTTTTTCGGACAAGCAAAAAATGCTGAAGATAGTAGCGAAAGACCAATAGAAAGTTATATTTATAGTAAACAACTTCCACAAGTTAAAACAGATGTTACACAAATTACATTTAATTGGAATGACCAAGAAGGTCTAGACGGTAGTGCAGACATAACGTACTATTTTAGTGGAGACAATAAAGAAAACTGGCAAGAAATTACTTCTGAAGGAAGTCAAACAATAACTAACCCTGGGAATGATAGTTACTGGTACGCAAAATTAACTTCAAACCTTCAAAACACCTCGTATATCTATTCTGTAGTTGTTACTGGTTTAGATACTTTACCTACAAATTTCAGTGTAGATATTGGTAATGACGGTAGTTTAGAGTATAATGGTACAACTGAACTTAGTACTAGTGTGACAGAATTAGATATACCTTATAGTGCTTTTGCAGATTATCAAGTTAGTCCTACTAATGGTCTAAGTACAATACCAATTAATTTTAGTTATGTTGGTAAAGGAAATGTATTGTTGGGTGGGATAGAGATTCAATATTCAACAGACGATATTTCTATTGGTAGTGGGGTTGTTAACGCATTCATAAATAATATAAAAACTGCATTAAGTTATGTTACTAGTTTAATTGGTGGCGACAGTTTAAATACTGGCGAATCGACAAATTTATCAATTAACAATGATATAATAGTAAGCAGTGCAGAAATAGAAATACTTGGTGATGTTTACAAATGAATACAATATTAAAATGGTTACTCAGCATATTATTTATAATAATGCTTTTGGCTACTGTTAGGGGTGCTTTAGCTGTACACGATTGTACACTTGACGGATTATATTACGAGTGTACAACAGGTAACACTTTAAGTGGAACTATTGATTTTGGCGATAAAGGAGTTTGGATTCACGATATGGAGATAACAATTTCTGGAGCTAATGGACAATCTGGTGATGTTCATGGAGATGATGCAACATTTAGTATTGAATCGGATTATAAAGTCTTAATTAATAATGTAAATATAACTTTAACTGGTGGAAATGGATATTCCGAATCTAATAATGACGGAGGAAATGGTGGGAATGTTAAATTTGCAATACTTGGAACAGATTTCGATTTATTAAATAATACTAAAATAATCGCAAATGGAGGTATAGGTGCAAATGGTGATGCAATTGGAAGTGATGCTAAAGACGGCGGTTATGGTGGAACAGTTACTTTACTATTTCAAGGAAACAATTTAACCACCAATTATTTTAATTTTTCAGGAACACAAGGAGACAACGGACATAGCAGAGTTGCATGTAGTAGTGGAACCGAAAGAAAATCTGGGAACATTGCAAACCCAAGTTATTTTTATATTTATTCAACAAGTTATAATGGAAATGGAACAATTAGTATCGCAGGTGGAGACGGTTCTAATGCAGATACTTGTTCTGATGAAGGTGGCGATGCTCATGGAAATGGTGGAAATGGCGCATCTGTTTATTTAATTTCAAATTCTTCAAAATCAATAATTTCTCATGATGATGTTACTTTTATTTCAGGAAGTGGTGGAGAAGGAGATTATGTAAATGAGGATGCAGGAGACGGAGGAGATGCGGGTAGTATATATTACGATTTTTCACAAGTTACAGGAGATATTGAACTCAAAGGAGATTATGAGTCTTCTACTGGAAATAAAGGCGACGGCGAGTCGGGTAGTGACGGCGGAGTCGCTTATGATGGTAAACAAGGTATTGTCGATTTAGACATATCTGGAAATAATATTTTATTATCTGGAAAATTCAACGTTAATTCTAATGCTCTTATTCCTTCTTGTTCTATTTCTGAAAATGTTGGCGACGAAGATTGTAGCGGAGAATCTGCGATTAGTCAAACTCACAATTTTGTTTCAAACAACGATATTAATTTTACAAATTATAATTTATACATTATCTCTACACACGGAGGTAATAGTGGAGCTACTGATGATGGAAATGGTGGTACTTCTGGGACTATAACTTTTAATCTAAATGGCACAACATATTACACTAATTCCACTTTCAAATTAGAAGGTCGTGCTGGTGGTCAAGCAAAACATAGTGATGCAACTAGCAGTATTGAAGGAAGAGGGGGGTCAGTCATAGTAAATTCAAATAACAATTTAAATTCAATCAATTCAAATATTAATTTTTTAAGTGGCAATACTGGTGGTGGCGGAGATAACGGTGAAGCTGGACAAATTAAATATTCAAACAATTATTTAACAAACTTAAAAAGTTCAAATTTTACAATGAAAACAGGGAATAATGACAATAGTAGCCCGGGAATAGGTGGGGAACTTTTTGTAATTATTAAACAATTAATTTTAAATAATTCTTTACTAAGTTCTATAACTGGTGAAGATACGGCAAGTAGTTTACAAACACAAGTTAATATTTCAAATAGTACAAAAATTATAAATTCAGAATTAATAATTAAAAGTATTGGTGATGGAACTTGTAAACCTGCAGAATTATATTTATTGAATAATAAACTTTTTGAAACTATAAATTCAAATATCACTCTTGAAACCGCTTTAGCTTGTAATAATTATATTCTTGCGACGGGTGAAGAATTTAACTTTTTAAATAATACAATACTTAATATGACTAGTGCAACTGGCGCAGGAATAATAAACCTTACTTTATTAAGTTCTAAATCTGGCCTTCCTGGACTTATACGGTGGAATTATACCGAATTGGGAAGTACAATTACTGCAAACGTTTTATCAACTCAAACAAGTTATAATAGTAGTAGAGGAAGTCTTACTGAAACTGGAACTTGGTCATGGAACAATTCGGTTAATAATGTTGTTTACGACGACTATTTTACAAGAATACAAAATGTAGAATTCCAAAAAATTAGTAGTGATAAAGGTCCAGACTTGTACAACTATACCAATTTCACTTGTAGGGTTAAAGTAGACCTTGGAAGTTACCTTGAAGGAACTCCATTAATAAATTTCACAATCCTTAACGGAACTAGCACGTTTGAATCTAGTAATAGTGTGAGTATAGTAGACAATGAATATGTAAATGCAACTTTCCAAATTAACGGTTCTAACACAGAAATTGGAAATACTTGGAATTGTAGTGCTATTGTTTACGAAACTACTTTTGAGAATGATAACAGTACTTTAAAGAATATTAATTACACTTACCCTTACAATGTTACAATTTGGATTGGACAAAATAAAAAGGTTGCAGGAAGTGTTGGTGTAGATTATTTGATTGATAATGTTAACATAACAATTGATAGAGGAACTTTGAATGAATACATACAAAACAACTGTACTGAAAGTCCTTGTTTAATCCCTTTCGAATTTAGAAGTGATACTAGTGCAACAATAAACATAACAAGACTAAATGTTACTTATGGTGTTGAAAATCCAGTAAGTGAAAATAGTACAAGTACAAGTTCATTCCCAATTGTGTTCAATAGTAGCAGAGAGGGGCAACTTATCGCAGAGGATGCTTACTTCATTTACAAAGATAACGAAGAAACTGACGTTAAACTTGACGGAAGAACCAGCATTGAAACAATTTATAACTGGATTAGTGTATTGTATAGTCAATTCACATTTAATTTAACTCCAAGTTTTGTTGACAATTATGATGTTTATCCTTTATGGCTTGACCAGAAAAATGTTAAACCTTACGGACAATCAAAAACTATGAGCATTTATAACATTACAAGAATGGACAACGCAAACCATTCCTTCGAATTAAGGATGAAAATTGAAAATAATACTGGTTCAAGTTGTACGGATGTATATTTCAGTAAAGATAATAATATAAATAATAAATTTAAAATAGTAGAAGGAAATTATACATATTTCAAAAACATGACTTGGAATGATGTTAACAATACTCAGTTATGGAGTTGGGTAGATTTTAACAATTGTAACAGTTCAGAAGTAAGATACTTCTGGCCAGAATTTGTAATTAAAAGTAAAGCTAACGGAACAGTAGACACGGTTGGTTTTTGGAACGATTAAAAATGGCAAGAGCAAGCACAGTAAATAACAAACGGGACAGAACGGGGCATATATTTTTTCCAAAGGATAGATTCAAACCCAAGTTTCGGGTAGAATTGGACCACTTAAATGGTACTATGGAAGATATTACTAACTACGTTGAAAGTGTCACAGTCCCTTTGAAAGCAACAGAAGCAATAGACACATTTAATGCAATTGTTGACGACCCTAATAATAATTTTAGAAATAAGTTTAGTGGTGGAGAAGTTGTAAGAGTTTACATAGGTTACAACACTGCCAGCAAATTAATGGTAACTTGTAGGTTAGAAAAGTGGGCATACAGTTATCAAAGTACCGACGGAATTAAAATTAAAAACATTGGCGGTAGAGCTTGGCCAGAATTTTTGGATAAGAAGATTAGTATACAATTTAACAAACGTCCAATAGAAAATGCTATTAGTGATATTGTCGGGAATTATGATGATATAACTTTTACTGTTCCAGGACTTAAATCTAACACACTTAGTGCAAATTATCAAAGAATGAGCGGTTTCGCAATAGTAAGGGACATTTGTGAAAGGTTCAATTTAGAATTTTATATTACAAGTTTAGGTGTATTGACTTTAGTGGACCCTACAACAGAAATTAGTAAAATTACCACTGACGCAATAATAATTCAACAGAATCTAATGGGGATTGAAAGTTGGGAGACTGATACTACTACAATAAAAAATAGGGTTTTTGTTAATGGAAAACAGGACGATTTTGTTACTTATATGAGAACTGATAACGATGAAGCTAGCCAAGCACAATTCTGGGTTAAAGATAAAGAAGTGTTTGATAGTGCTATTAGTGACCACGATGAACTTACGGACAGGTCAAGTCAAGAACTTAGTAAAGATTTAACTTCACAAGTTGACGGAAGAATGCGTTGTGTTGGTATGGAAGATGCAAGACCAGGAAAGCGTATTTATATAAGCGCACCACCTTTAATTGAGAACTGGTACATTGTTCGTAGTGCTACTCATATTGTTAGTGAAAACGGTTGGGTAACTAATTTTAGTATTAGTGATGTCAGCAAATATGATTTGGTTAAGACACTAATAGAACAAAAGAAGGTTGACAGAGAACTTAGACCCGCAAGTTTGGACAAGAGTTATGATGATTGTATTGTGTTCGATTGGAAAAATGCAGACGATTACAGTTTAGATTCTGCAGAAATAGTAAGTAGTAAGCTCCAATTAGAAAGTGCGGATACCAGTGGAACTGTTCAAATGAGTAACGACGTATCAGGTTTAACTACTGATTCAAACACACAAGCTTGTTACATTAAACTTAATGGTGAAAATGTTGAGAATTGTAGCGTTAGTGTAAGTAATGATGACGGACTTAATTCAATCACTTTCACAGGTAGCGAAATTAACTCTTCTGAGAAAGAGTTTTCAACATTAGATGATACTCATAGGATAACATTAAATGTTACAGAAGGGGCAAATGGAAGCCTTAGCAGACCCCTCATAAAGAACATGGGTGTGTACTTATTACATGACACTTAAAAGGGATTAGTTCGTCACGCCTAGCCTAAAATTCAAACCCCCCATAAATTTGATTTCTCGGGTAAAGCGTGACTTTCCCTTCATTTATGTTACAGAAATCTAAATTTCTTTATAAACCTTATCGAACAATTTATAAATTAACAATATCATAAATATACAATGGCACCAACAATTAAGACTCACTGGTCTATTGATTTGGTATTTTCTATGGAGATTGAATAATGGCTAAACAAGATTTAAATAAAAAATGGCTCAAACAAAAATATTTAGTTGAGGGACTTAAAAGTAAAGATATCGCAGAATTGGCAGGGTGCAATTATAGAACTATTGAAAGACGATTAGCGAAACATAATATAACAAAAAAAGATTCAAATAGCCCTCCAAAGAAAGAAGAAAGTAATAACGGCCTTGAAACGGTTATTTTAAAACAATTAGAAGGATTAACTTCAAATGAAATAAAAACAGTTATTAAGAATTTGAAAACTATTAATCCTCAAAAGTACAATCCAGTAAATTTAGATTATAGTGAAAAGCACATAAAGTACGGTTATTTCTCAGATGCACACATGGGGCATAAATGTTACCGTGCAGATGTGTTTAGAAGAATGGCTGAATTCTTCAAGAGAGAAGGAGTAGAGTTTATAGTTAATGCAGGAGACACTATTGAGGGAATGAGTAATAGAGATGGGCACGTTTTCGAACTAGACCATATAGGAATTACTGCTCAAGTTAAGTTTTTTGCTGAAGAATTCAAACTACTTAGTGATTGGACAGTTTACAGTATTGAAGCTCAAGATAGTCATGGTGGTTGGAGTCATAACAAAGGAAACCAAGGATTAAATATTGGTGAATACTTAAGTGACAATGCTCCGAACTATGAGTTTATTGGATTTGATGAACAAGACTTAAAATTAGGTAATGGCCTTACTATTAGACTTAGACATCCGGGTGGTGGAACTGCTTACGCTTTATGTTTTGATGATAATACTGAAATTTTAACAGACGATGGTTGGAAACTGTTTAAAGATTTAAATCATAATGAAAAAGTAGCAACGTTAAATATAAAAACTGACACTTTTGAATGGCAAAACCCGACAGATTATACTGATGAAGAATACAATGGGGAACTATTACATTTTAATGCAAAAAACATTGATTTAATGGTAACACCAAACCATAGAATGTTAGTAAGAAGATACCCTAATAATTTAATGCAGTTTCGAAAGAAAAAGTTATTGTTCCCAACAAAATCTCACAAAAAGGTAAAATTTGATTGGGTTATTAAAGAAGCAAAAGATTTAGTTGATGCTAAAAGACAAGAATGGCAAATGAAAAGAAACGTTAACAATTGGGAAGGGAAATTGATTGAAAAAGTTAAAATCCCATATTTAGTACCAAAAACAAAATCAATGCTTAACAGAATGAAGCATGTCGGTACTTTAGGCATTGATGACGTTGCAGAATTAATCGCTTGGTACGTTACGGAAGGATATATTAGAAAAACAGCTCTATCAATTGCTCAATATGAAAGAGTTAATCCTACAAATTATTATGAAATAATTGACCTTTTCAAACGATGCAATATCAAATGTAATGAAGAAAAAAGAAAACAACATCTAAACGTTTATTCTAAAGAGTTGTGTGATTGGTTATTATCTGAATGTGGTCACTTATCAAGAAATAAATATTTGCCTAAATGGTTAAAAAATCAACCAAAATCGGTATTAAGAATAGTGTTTGATACTATGATTAAGGGAGACGGGTGGATTAATGGAAAAGGATACGGTTACAAAAGCATAAGTAAACAACTTCTTGGTGATATGTCCGAAATAGCCTTGAAATTAGGATATGCAGTAACAACAAACAAGGATTCGATAAGCATTTCAAAAAAACAGGTTCTACCAACAATAAACACTGCACCAAAGAGTATTAGGTATGGTGGAAAGATTTATTGTGTTTCTGTTCCAAATACGATAATTATGGTAAGACGGAATGGAAAAGCAATATGGTCAGGTAATAGTTATAAAATGCAGAAATACATTGAAAGTATTGGTGGCGGAGATAAACCGAACATATTACATACGGGACATTTCCATAAATATAACAAGGTATTTTATCGTAACATCCATGGCATAGATTGTGGTGCATTACAAAACCAAAGTCCGTTTTTGAAAAAGAAAGGAAGCCCGTCACACGTAGGGTTTGGAATGGTTGATGCATATATGGACAAAGATGGTGTTGAAAGATTATCGGAAACGTGGGTTCCATTTTACGATTAAAAATGGCTAATACAAAACTAGAACAGATACTCCACGAAATGGAAATAAGGAAGGCTATATTTAACAGAACAGATTTGATGAATTGGTTATACGAATACTCATGCCAAACTTGTGAATGGGAAGGAATCAACCCGCACCTTGCAGCAGGGTATGTTCAATCTTTAATGTTGAAAAAAGCAAATTCAATTTATAAAGTGGTAGAATTCGTTTATAAAAATAAAGATGAAAACTCTAATTTGGTAATGGATTATTCTGTTATTGAAGATATTGTAAGGAAAGAACATGGTGGCGGGAAATCAATCCCGAATTAATTTTTTTATTCTTTTCTTAAATCTACTCTTTTTGGTTGTTTTTTTCCTGGAATATAATATTGTATTAAGAATCCTTTTCTATCGTACCACGTGAAACAAGCACCATATAGGTTATGTTTATTGGTAAATTCTTGTAATGGTTTTTTGGTTGCTGGTCTGTTAGTTTTACATTGCACGAATAGAATGCTTCCTTTTTTCACAGCAATTATGTCAAATATTCCAAAACAATTATAATTATCAAAAGTTAAAGAACCAACATAATCGCAAAAATAACCCTCTTTTTCCAAATATTTCATTGCTCTTTTTATGACTATTTTGTTTTTTTGTCCTTCACTACTATTAGAAGAAAACTCCCAATGATTAATTTTGTTTTTAAATTCTTTTTCAATATCTTTGTAAGAATAAATAATGGCTTTTTCATTTAAGGAGATTATGAAGTCATACCCTTTACCTTTCAGAGTATTGATAACAAATCTTAACTTTGAAAATTCCTTGGGATATTGTTTTTTAAATCGTTTTATTTTACCCCTATCTTTTGAATTAAAGTAACCTTTAAGCTCGACAAAACATCCCTCATTTTTCAAATAGAAATCGGGCGTGTAACTTAAACTACCTCTTTTAATGTTTTTAAAATAAAATGTTTTTGGTTCGAATTCCCAAGGAATGTTCTCGTGATTTAAATATCTTGCATAGTTCGCTTCCCAACTACTACGAAAAAAAACATTGTTTAAATCATTTCTTTTACCAGAAACCGAGGTTTTGGTCCCTGTGCTTTTATTTTGTCTAATTCGTAAAGAGGCAGAACGAGACATTTTTTCTCTACTTTGCTGTGTATGGCCCTTATTCATTGTCGGATTGTTTTTTTCATCTTTCATCAATTCTGAACGATGTATACCATAGCAATCTCTACAACAAAAAAAGTATGCTTGCATCATGAATTTAGAATTTTTAACTTTAAATTCCGTTTTACAAGTTTTGCAAATAACCGTTTGTTTATTTGTGGCAGTTATTCCCTTACGATACTCGGTCCCGCACCCCCTGCTACAACAAGCATGATTTATGTGCTTGTAAAAAAAGTCATTACCACAAACCGCACAAATTTTAGTTTTTGTTTTTTGATAAGTCATCAATCACCATTGTCAAACATCCGTTCAACTGTTAATTCTAAACCCTTCTCAAAACTTAATAGTTTAGAAGTATCAATTAACTTATTCATCTTGGTAATGTCTGGAGCTCTTATTGGCATGTCCCCTTTTTCTAGTGCAGGGAGGTGTACTACTTTACTATTACTCTTTGTAGCTTTAATTATTATTTCTGCTAAATCATTTATAGAAATCTTTTCTGTTCCGCCAACATTGTATGTTTGATTAATATGTTTATCAGAAAGTAACGCATTACAACAAGCATCAACGTTATCTTGCACATGCATAAAAGTTCTGTACTGTTCACCATCACCATAAACAGTTATATCTTTACCTTGTTTTGCTTGTTTAATAAATTTAGAAACTACAAAGTCTGTTCTTTGTCTTGTGCCGTAGCAATTTCCAGACCATAATGGAATTCCTTTTCTTCTAACAAATAAAGTATGAAATTCTGGAACTGTGACATCATATACCTTACCCTCATAATTGATTTCATTAAGATAGAGTTTTTGTTGTTTATAATCCCCAATACGAGGATAAGGATTTTTGTTTATATATATTCTAAATATTTTAAATACCCCATTGTGTTCTTCAGTAATCCTTCCTATTTTCCCTATTTTTAATAATAACTCTTGGAAATCGTCGGCAAAATCTTTATATTTTGTTGAATAACGTCTGCCCGTTTTGTCACCATCCCCAAACATGAGCGTTTTGAACAATTCAACTAAAAATGTTGAATCTAATTCAAGAAGTTCTCGCGGGATATATTTAATACCTTTAAACTTTTTCAGTTCATTATAAAGAACTTTTGAATGTATTTTTATTTGAGATATTCCCCTTTCATTAATTTGAGTATATGTTTTAAAACCCATTTTTTCAATTATTTTTTTAATGTCTTTTACTTGTTTGGCATCTTTTTGTGTTATTACTATGGTATAAACTCCACTTGAAGATTTAAAAACACATCCCTCACTTAAAAACCAACCCATGAATTGTACCCAAACTTTCATTGGTATGGGTTCGTGTGTCTTTTTACGTCCGGTGCCATCATCAAATGTTATGGGTTTTAGTTGTTTAATGTTTTTTTGTTTACCTTTCCAAATCCCATTTTGTTTAAATTGATAAAACGCTTTCCCATTTCTTTTTAAATTTTCAGCACTTACTAATTCAAATTGTTTCGGACTAGTTGGGTCCCGCATATTTACTAAAAGTTTATGCTCAGGAGTTACCAATAAATTCAATCTTTTATTTTTTATATGAATCATTCTCCCTTTATGTTTCAATATTTGGTATGCAACCGGTTTTTGGAAAACTATTTGGTTTGTTTTAGGATTCAAAGTAGCGACTTTTTCTGTTTTATTTAAATCTTTAAACAGTTTCCAACCCTCATCTGTTAATATTTCTGTTTTTTCATCATAACAATTAAAGAAACGAAATATTGTAAAATCTAATCCTTTTTCTTGTTGATAACTTTCAAGAAACTTCTCTCCAACGTTTTTAACAACTGCATAAGGTAATTGGGCATTCAGCGGACTTGTTTCTTCATTTAATGGTACTTCTACTGGGTCTCCGTAAACTTCACTAGAATTTCCCGTAAAGGCAAATTTTCCATTTTTTTCAATTAAAAAATTATGGTTATCTTCCACTTCTAAACACCAAACAACCCCCTCATATCCATTTATTGATTTATTAGGCGGTCTAACACTTGGTTCAGTAGAACTAAAATACACTTGATAACCTAACTTTGCATTCACCTTTCTTCCTTTAATAAAAGAAGTTCTTGGTTGCCTCTCAGAAATACAAACATATTTTCCGATTTTAAAAGCCAATTCAACACACTGTTCAGCTAACTTTTTAGAAGAAGTACTTAAGACTGCAGAATTAGGGTTTGGTGAAGACTTCCACGAACCATCACTGTCAATTAACCCCTTCCATAATTCGCGTAAATATTCTGAATCATATTCCCACATCCACTCAGGAACTTGTTTAGTTAAAGCACTATGAGTACACTCATTAAACAAATTATACAGTTTTTCGGAACTTAAGTAAACATCAATAGGATATTCAGAAGGATTGTAACCACAACGCAACAATACTTTCATTAATTTTTTCCTTGCCGGGTCAGAATCAGGTACGGAAAAATGAACTCTATAACTTTTACAAGTATTGTATGATTTTTTTGTATGGGGAGCTTTGATAAATTTTCCATTTGAACCACGACAAGTATTAATATACTCTCTTGCGGTTAAACTAGACTTTGCTAATTTTTTTGTTGTGTGACAATCTGAATAACCATCACCAATATAGACTCCCATCAAATAAAACAAGTCCTTCATTTTAATTTTTTCAGGGTCTTTTCTCGTATTCCAATGCCTTTTCTTTGTTTTAGGAAAAACAAACCACTCTTCTCTTTTCCCTTCAAACTGTGAACAAAACGGTAATTTGAAAGTGTTACGTTTATTTGATAATTGAGCTTCTTCAAAAAACAACGATTCCTTGCCTGAATCAATCAACATCTTATGATTTGGAGTAACATTAATATTAAACCGTTTACCTTTAAATTCATACATATCTCCTTTATACGGTTGAGCAATTATTTTTTTTATTTTCTTCCTTTCAAATTGTTTCGTTTTTGGATTCACTGAAAACACGAAATCACCTTTTTTTAGTTCCGAATGTGTTTTGATTCCCTTTGGAGTACTAACCCTTGTGTTTTCATCCAAACAACTACTGTATAATACTCTTTTAACATCATACTTTGATGCAAGACTGCAAACATTTTCAAATCCTTTAATATCATCCAATACTGATAATGGCTGGTCTAATGTTTTTTTAACTCCTACCACTGCTGCATAATGAAATATATAATCTGGTTTAACTTCTGAAACAACACGTTTGAATCTTTGATAATCGTTAACATCGCAAGTAGAAAATCCTATGTCATGTTTTTCAAAAACATCAAAAAGATTATCAGTTTTTCCTGTAGAAAAATCATCAACGCCGTGAACTTCGTACCCTCTTCTACACAATTCGTCTACTG